ACAAAATCACAGGAAGAAGAATTAAAACCTTCTGATGCAAAGAAAGCAAAAAATTAACGCTTAGATTCTTGCATTTGTCTTGTCATCATAGACATTGTGACGTATAAAGGTGCTAGTGCCATAATTCCTACAAAGGTTATAATAGTGACAGGTACTAACGCTTTAGCAAAGGCTTCTCTCATGTTTCAAAAAATTGCAAATGTTTTGAGTATTGTCTCTTTTGTTATGGTCACATCAATTTTAGGTGGTGGCTACTTCGGTTACAAGTATGTAACATCTGAGCAATTTAAAGCAAAGATAATGAATCAAGTATTAGGTGAAGTAAAAGGTTTATTGCCTAATGTAATGGATAACGCTCTACCGAAAACAACAGGTGAGTCATTACCTATACCAAAAAAACTTGGGTTATGAATTGTTGGCATTGTAAAACTGAGTTGATTTGGGGTGGTGATCAAACTGTTGATGAAAACTGTTTTCCTCATCTTCAAGACCAGTACACAATGGTCACAAATTTATCCTGTCCAAAATGTCATTCAGATGTAGAAGTTTGCTTACCGAAGTATGCCTACGATTGAAATTCCAGAAATAAGTATTCCAAATATTCATATTCCATATACATTTTCGCCTAGCTATGACCACTCAAATATTGAGGTAATAGGTTGTAAATATTACCACAGAGACACAAGAAATACAGGTAATAGAAACTTGCTGATAGATGATCCTAGAGGAGTTGTATCGGATTGTCCATTTCCAAGTTTTACTCCTCTTCAATATGTGCCAGATCAGTTAATAATTGTTGAAGAGGCTGCACCAGTAAATAAAGAACCTGATAAATTACCAGAAGGAAAACCTCCTAAAGCTGAAGTACCAAAAGAAGAAAAGAAAGAAGATGAATATAAACCATGCCCACCAAAAAACGCACCGTATAGACCAGGTGATTTTAGAAATGAACTTAGGCTTGAAAGACTGCTAAAATATGAAAGAGAAATTGATGGTTCATGTAATGCGGTCTGGGAAAAAGTGGATTTCATCGACCAATATATCCCAAGCACTTCCATGGTTGTTTCTACTGCTTTTATTGCATCTGTGGCTGCGACTACACCAATTATTCTCAACCTTGTAAAACCGATAGTAAAAAACTTAATAAAGAAACTGACAAAGAAAAAAGATAAATCTAGTTAGTCTTAATTTCGTGCGTATGTGGAATAACTTGATTAGGTGGTACTGTTACTTTTATCCCTTCACAAATCTCTGCGTATTTTCCAGTAAAAGTAACACCGAGTTTCGCTTGCTTAGAGCAAACCTCCAAACGAAAGAGTGCCATCTCCAATGCCTGTTTCTGGTATAGCAATTCTTGATTTTTAATATTAACTTCTGTAGCTCTAAGACATAAATCAGGTGCTTTACCTAAAGGAATACTTATCTGTGCTGAAATTCCATAGTTTAAGTTATAGTTATCTTTTTCAAATCTTGGTGTTTCTTGCACATATTTTATAGCTCCAGTATCTTCGTCATATATATTTTGTCGAGTTACAGTTTCTTTTGGCCTATTAAATGACCAAGCATCTGTTACATAAGGAGTAATCGTAAGGCTAGGAGAAGAACAAACAATACCCTGCGACATCCTAAATTGTGGGGTGCTTTGCGGCGCTATCATGGTAGCATTATTATTAACCGTGCCCTGAGCGTTGCTGGATGGAGACGCGACCGTGGTATTTGCCATTGTTCTTGCAGGCATACATAAAGCTAAACCTATTGCCCAAATGTAGTTTCTACGGTTGTTGTGGTTGTTGTATTTATAGTGCGATTTATCTGGGTAATTGTGTCGATGCCTGGCGTCATTACTGTCTCTACCAAACTGAATGGCTGAGATTCGTTTACGATCTTCCATCTAGGCATACCCTCCAAGGTAGGACTTGTATAAGAAAAATTAATTCCATTTACTGTTTGTGTAGCTTCTGCTGTTGGTATTGAATTAATATATCCATTTACATCAGCACTTTCAATGTTAGTGCCACTAACACCTACTGAATAGCCTGTACGATACTGATAACTTGTTATAGATTCTGTTATGACAGATTGACTTGTAGAATTTGTTGATGATGATCCGGTTCTAAAGGTTGGTACTACAGGATTTGCAAGAGTTTTAACAGGAAATAATATTATTAATAGCAGGCAAAACTTAGTCAATTTCTATTGTTACTGTAGTGCTACCAATACAACTAGTACCTGACCCTCCAGCGGTACAAGTATGAATTCCTGACGAAACGCTTGTCATACCTAGTGATCCGGCTGTACCTCCTGAGCCTACTGTGGTTTGTCCAGATAAATGAGGCAATGCAGAAATTCCTGATGATGGTGTTATTGCAGATGGTGTAGCATCTCCAATAGTTGCCGTTTCTGTTATAGAAAAAGCAGACCCGGCTGTTGTAATAGCTTTATCAGTCTGAATAAGAGCAGGCACACCATCGGTGAGCGAGCCAACATTGAGTCCTCCAATTGCACCAGAGGTGGTCGAGCCACCAGATGTTACTGAAGGGGTGATATTACTACCGCTTAAAGAGTAAGTCGTGCCTAATTTTTGTGTAGTTACAAATGGCATATCAACAGAAATTTGGGCTGAAGTTGTAAATTTCTGAGTTATGTCAGCGTAAGTTGGTGTTGCTGCTAAAAGTAATAATAAAAATAATTTTTTCATTTTTTGTCCTCTTTTTTGTTTACAACCTCAGCCCCCTCGATGCGAAGAGGTGTTTCAACTCTAATCAATTGATAATTACCTTGTTGTGTAGCTAGTAACTGTTCTACCTCTTTTTTGTTAAGTGGTTTTTCATCTGGTTTATATGTTCCATCTCCTCTCTTTTTAGCACCCTCAAGCCCAAAACTAGCCAGGGCTCCTGTTAGCAGCGAAGCAGGGAAAGTTATATCCTTTGGCTCGTTGCTATAGCCAGGTATTGTTATGTAGTTTAAGCTGACGATAAAACCGCTCCACCCAACTACAACAAGTCTTACTACGACTGAAATAAAAGCTAATTGTTCTTCTTTATCAGTTATGTTTTCTTTTAGTTTTTGCAATGGGTTTTTGCTTTTTTCTGTTTCCATAGGCTTTTTCTGTCATAATACTCATAGATTGAGGACTCGTAAAGTGGTAGAACTTATTGCTGCAACTGGTGGGGCTGTATTAACGGCGATATTTGTTTCTGTTGGATCATTATCTTTTAGGGGTAAGAAAAACCGAGAAGATGTTGTAAGCCTTCTTGCAAAGGTTGAGTTATTGATGGATAAGATGGATGATAATCATGAAGATTTGCGAGAAATCTTTACTCGTTTAAATAAAATTGAGATACATTTAGCAGAGATCAAACCTCGCAGATGATTATTTCTGAGAAGATTAAAGCAGCAAAACAAAGGATAGCAGAATTAGAATTATTGATTGCAAACTGGACACAAAAAAAGACCCCTATAAAGAGGTCTTAGTTCTTGCAAGTATCTAGTGTGTCCATGTTTCCACTAGTTACATACAAGCACTCCTACACACGCGAATACATTAGCACAAAAAAAAGCCCCCTGCATTTAGGGGGCTTGATATTAATCTTTGTAATCATCAAAAAGATATGCATTTTTTAATAAAACTCTTATTCTAAATAGACCATCGTCTTGGCCTTGCACTACGTCATACTCCAGTAATTGACTTGGTGCATTACTAAGCCATTCTTGTATTGATTCAGATTTATTAATGAAGTTAATATACTTCTGTTTATTTGTAAGTTTTGAAATCATTTGTTTAAAATGTAATGTGTAATGCCCTCCGAAGAGGGCGATTGTTTAAAGTACTACTTCTAAAACTTCAACTCTTGGGATAGGCTTTGCCCCACGATAAGGATTATAAATTTCCCCTCGTTTGTATTCTTCAGATTCTTTATCTACATCATCAGGATTTACGATAGTAAAACCATCATAAGCCCATCTTTTAGTATTAGTAATATCGAAGATGTTTACAGGCATAACAAAACCTTTTTTGATTTTGAAATCTTGTTTTGCTTTTTTTGCCGCTTTGGTAGCAAGAACAATATTTTGTTCTGTTCCACTAGCCCAAGTTTGATAACTGCCGCCGTGTCCAAAAACACAAATAGCAAGTTTCAAAGTCTTTGCCTTTTTCATAATCTTAAATTGTCAAGGTACATTAAGCCGCTGCTTCCAGCGGTTACCCTTATTATAAATCCAGTTAATAAGCAATAGGAATTTAGTGTGCCACTAATTTAACTGGCACAACAGTAATAACTAAAGTTTTTTTTATAGATTTGTACTAATATTTAAGTAATCGGGAAGCCTGATAGTTAGTACTTTTGTAATACCTTTACTAACTTGAAAGCCATAGAAAACCTACTGATCTAGGAAAGGCAAGGCGGTTCACAAGGTTGGCTGACTTATCTCCCGATTATTTTTTAACACTATCATTATGCTTAAAATTATTAGACCAATCGTTTTTGCTTTTCTTCGCGGTAATGCAATAAAAAGGCTCGCAATAGACATACTGCGAGCTATGGTCAAAAAGACTGATAATACAGTTGATGACAGCCTTGTAG